TTTTACAGAAATAGAAGTATCTAAGATTAAAAGAGTAGCTGATTACATGAGAAGTATCAAGGAAGATGATACTATTAAGAAACATAGGTATAACTTTGTAAAGCATTTTGATACTCATGATGAAAGAAGAGGCACAAACTTTATAGAGACGTTTCCTGAACTAAAAGATTTTTATAATACAACCAAAAAAATAAGATTAAAAAGAAAATGGATAAGCTTAACTTAAACCTTGCCGTAGATAAAATAGCCGTATATGACGGGAACGGACAACCAGCTGTAGGTATTCCAAGTGGGTGGCCCGATGTAAGATACTTTGATAAACATTATAGTATATTTCACTATACTCCTGAAGAAATAAAAGAAAAGTTTAAAGTAGAGTTTCCATTTGCTTGGGGTGATGTATCATTAGATACAAGAACAGAAATAGAAAAAAGAATCTGGCCTCATCATTCCGTTGCTCATTTTCCTAATGAGAATATCAATATTGAATACAACTCAGTTGATTATTTTGTAAATAAAGGAGATAACTTTATATATCTGATACATGTAACTGATGACACATTATTTAAAGGAGAACCATGGAAAATAAATGATAAAGTAATAGATAAATGTAAGGAAGGAGCAGCAAAAGTATTAATCTTTTTCTCTGCTGAAGGATATATAAATCATCCCCCACCTTTAAGATGGTTAAACAGATTTGCCGAGTATAATAAACTTACCAAAGAGACTTTAATATTTACCCATGCTAATCTTACATTAGATAAATGTATTTCAGAAATGAAACAAACAGGGTTTATTCCTAGGTTTAGTAACATACCGTTAAACTATTTTGAGTCTAATCCATGGTTTATAAAATCTCCTAACTTAAACTTTGAAAGGGAGAGATTATTACCTTTTCTTGAGAAGTTTATTGTAGACAACAGAAAAAAGAAGTTTAAAAAACATTTCAATATTTTAAACAGAAGACCTCACATGCACAGAATATTTCTTTTTTCTGAAGTGATGAGTACACCTGCATTAAAAAATACATCAGGTATTTCTTTTGGAAGTACTGTACATAATAACTTATTTGAAGCAGAATATATTTATAGTAGATTTGAAGATGCTATTACTAAGGTACCGGAGTATAAAAAAAACCTTGAGTTTATTAAAACCTGGGATTTCAATAGTGAACTAACATTAGATAAAAATCTTGATGATAATAGAGCAGGTGAATATACAAGAAGTTTTTATAAAGACTATTTCTGCTCTCTTACCGTAGAAACAGCTGTTCTTATTAATCAAATGTTCTTCTCAGAAAAAACATTTAAACCTATTTTTAACCTACAACCCTTTCTTATTTTTGGTGATGCTTTTAGTCTTGAACATTTACAAAAACTTGGATATAAAACTTTCAGTAACTGGTGGGATGAAAGCTATGATCAAAATGAGGATTGGTTACAAAGATTAAAACATATATCTAAAATAATGCAGGATATTTCTACTTGGTCAGATGATAAAATGTATGCTATTACTCAAGAAATGGAGGAAACATTAGTTCATAACTTTTACAACTTTTTATATAATAGGAGGTACTATGAATATATTAAAGAAGTTACTACTTTTAAAACTATACCTAAACCAATAAGAAAACTTATATAATGATTATAAATCAACCTGTATATTTAGAATACGGTAGAACAGATCCTAAAGTAACTTTTTTAAGGTATACAAATATAGTACATACCTTACAAGAAGCTAAATACCTTGTACTAGATGCGTATACTTTTACTGAATATGGTAATAAACTAGATATTTTTGAAGCTATACTTGAGGAATATAAAAATCTTACTCTATTGGTAGATTGCTCAACAGAAATGCTGACTGGTGATTTAAAGTTCCTTATAGAAAGTTTATATTCTAATAGAATACTCATACTAAGTAATGGTACTTCTGATAAAACTGTAGGTATACATTTAGCTAACTCTAAAATAAAACATATACAAGAAGATTTTTTCATAAAATATTATCATTATTATAGTCCAGAGTTAAGACAGAATATAGGAGTTAATTTAAATCAATATCTTTTACTTACAGGTAAACCTAAACTTGAAAGAGAAGTATTATTATCTAAACTTTTTAAAAAAAATCTTCTTAAATATGGTAATGTATCTTACTTTGGTAAAGAAAAAACTAGTGAGTTTAACAATCCATATTATCAAGGAAATAAAGATTATTTTGACTCATATAAAGAAGATATACAAAGTTTTAAAAATTCTTTAGGTTCTAATATGGTACTTGACGAAAAACATTGGACTTTTTACCCTTCTCATACTAGATATTATAACGGAGTGCTGTATAAACAAGTTGATTTTGTGGTAGTTTGTGAAAGCGATTTAAATCAATATAGAATATTTCATACTGAAAAGTCTATTAAACCTATTCAACTTAATAAAAAGTTTATCTTACTTAATAAAGCAGGAGCGTTAGCTGATCTTAAACAAAAGTTTTTAAAGTACCACGGTAGGGATATAAGTGACCTTACAGATTGGGTCGATACAAGTTATGACTCGATAGAAGATTTAAATGAGAGAATGGACTGTATAGTAAACTTAATAGCTAAAGAAACAAAAAATGAAAAAATAATATGAAGAGAGAGTTACATGTATTTGGATGTAGTTTTACAGATTATCCTCAATGGCCGATATGGGCTGACTGGTTAGCTATGTACTTCCCAGATAAGTCTTTTTACAAACATGCAACAGGTGGGACAGGTAACAAAGCTATTTTTAACAGGGTTGTTAATGAACTTTCGAATATGGATACTTATCAAGATAAAGTATTTATTATACAATGGGGTAGTTGTGCGAGAGAAGATAGATTTCATAAAGATCATAATCATGCTGCAACCTTACAGAGTTTATATGGACAGTGCGGTGCATTAGGTAACACTTATTGTTATGATAAAGAGTTTATTAAAAAAGAGTTTTCCTTTAAACAATCAGTATTCGAACATACCAATCAAGTATATACAGTTGCTGAACTTTTAAAAGCAAAGAAGATAAACTATATAATGACATATATGATGGATCCTACTATTGAAAATATGTTAGGCGAACCAGGATTTAATGTAAATAACGAATGGGCAAGTGTACAAGAGATGGACAACTTACAACCTTTGTATGCTAAACTAAAAAGATATTACACAAAATATAACTTTACAGAAACTTGTATGACTATGGACCAAATGGAATATAACGATATAGTTTATAGTTTTGTAAATAATGAAAAGCAAGTAATGAGAGAGGGTCACCCTAGCCCTAGAGAAGGTTATATGTTTATGAAAAATCATATACTACCAATGCTTCCCTTTCTACCAAAAGTATCTGAAGAGAAACTAAAAATAACAGAAGATTTAGTTAATGAATGGTTAGATTATGCTAAAATACCTATGTATCATCTAGATAAACAAGAACCAGAAACATGGCCTTGTTTTAGAAGATATAATAATAGTAATGCTATGGCTGTTGAAAAATATTTAGGCTATTTATATAAAAACATTTAAGTATATGAAAATAGGTTTTATTGGAGTTGGAAAACTCGGAAAAGACGCTGCCGAAGTAATGGCAGAAAAACATGATGTTATAGGTTACGACGTAACAGAAGTATCCCCTGAAAACTTTAAAATGGTACCTACGATTAAAGACGCATGTCAAGATCGTGAACTTATCTTTATAGCCGTACCTACACCTCATCATCCAGACTATGACGGTAGGTACCCAACATCTCATTTACCTAATAAAGATTTTGACTATACTATAGTTAATGACGTGTTAGATGAAGTAAATAAACATGTAAGTAAAGATCAGCTTATTGTCCTTATATCTACAGTATTACCTGGTACTATAAGAAGAGAGTTTATAGATAGAATACCAAATGGTAGATTTATTTATAATCCATATCTAATAGCAATGGGCACAGTAAAATGGGATATGGTTAATCCAGAAATGATTATTATAGGAACTGAAGATGGTTCTACTACTGGAGATGCTAAACTATTATTAGAGTTCTATGAAACCTTTATTACAGAAGGTACAAGATACGAAGTAGGTACTTGGGATGAAGCAGAAGCAATAAAAATATTTTACAATACATTTATATCTACTAAGGTAGCTTTAGTCAATATGATTCAGGATGTTGCTGAAAAAGGAGGCAATATGAATGTAGATGTAGTTACAGGAGCATTAGAAAGATCTACATACAGAATAACTGGACCAGCTTACATGAAAGCAGGAATGGGTGATGGAGGAGGATGTCATCCAAGAGATAATATTGCATTACGTTATATGGCTCAAGAGTTAGGATTAGGTTACGACTTATTTGATGCTATAATGAAAGCAAGAGAAGAACAAGCTAAAAACTTATCTACTAGATTAGTAATAGAAAGTCAAAGAGATAATCTGCCTATCGTTATATTAGGAGAAGCATACAAACCTGACGTACATTATAAAGACGGTTCAACATCTATACTAACAGGTAAGTATTGTGAAAGATTTGGTAATAGGTTCGAAGTAACATATGATCCTGAAACTCCTATAAAAGCAGTATACTTATTAGGACATATGGGTAAACATCACGATTATGATTTTCCAGAAGGCTCAGTTGTAGTAGATCCATGGAGAAGTTATAAAACTGATAAAAATATAAAAGTAGTACATTACGGCAACACAAGATTATGAATCTGACTGAAAACGAAATACACATACTAAAAAGTATTAAGTCTAATACTGAAAAGATTACCAAAGAGTTTGGACTTATAAAACTAGCTCAGATAAATATTAAGAAACGAGAACAAGATGCTATTTCTATGTTGGACACTCTAAGAAATGAAGAAAAACAAGTTGTTGAAGTTTTAGAAAAAAAATACGGCAGAGGATCAATCGATATAGATAGAGGTACTTTTACTCCTTCTAAATAGGTTAGGAGTATTTTAGTATATTTATTTATGTAGGAAAAAACTACTTTTTACAGGTTAGGTTTCGATTCTATACCAATATTTATAAAAGACTAAACATTTAATATAACGTAACATGGCAGAAACATTAATCTCCCCAGGTGTATTATCAAGAGAAAACGATATTTCATTTATCGCACCAGCACCTACAGAGGCAGGAGCAGCAATCTTGGGACCTACAGTAAAAGGACCAGTAGAAGTACCTACCCTAGTAACTTCTTACGGGGAGTACCAAAGAGTATTCGGAACTACTTTCACTTCTGGCTCAGCTAAAAAAGAATTTTTAACCTCCCTAGCAGTAAAATCTTACTTTGGAAACGGAGGAAACTCAGTATTAGTAACTAGAGTAGTAACTGGGACATTCAGTGCAGCAACAGATACAGGAATAACAGCGCAATCTGGATCAACACCTTTTACTATTGATACTTTAGGTAAAGGAACCGTATTCAACAGTACAAGTTCACTAAATGCAGATGGTTCACTAGTAAACGGTACATCAGACAATATACGATACGAAATCTCAAATATTAATAACAGTCAAGGTACATTCACTCTATCAGTAAGAAGAGGAGATGACAATACTAAAGGAAAGATTATTTTAGAATCTTTTAACGATTTGTCGTTAGATCCTAACTCTAGTAACTATATTGAATCAGTAGTTGGTAATCAAGCGATTAGCAAAGTTACAGATGGAGACGGATCAGTATACATTTCGACTGTAGGAGAATATGTAAATAGATCAAAATATATTAGAATCTCAGGAGTAAATCGTCAAACTTTAAACTATATCGGAAACGATGGACTTATAAGTAACGGTAACTTATCTGGATCTTTACCAGCTGCCCAATCTGGAGCATTTGGTACTGCAACAGGAACAATCGATACTTCAGGTAACTTCTTTGGAGATATTAACAATACAGATACTCAAGGATTAGGTGATGCAACAGGATATGCAGATGCTATATCGATTCTAGGAAATAAAGACGAATATATTTTTAATATCGTTTCAGCTCCAGGATTGATTTATGAGTTCGGTAACCATAAAACACAGTTAGATAGTATTATTTCTTTAGCAGAGACTAGAGGAGATGCTATTGCAGTAGTTGATACACAAAACTACGGAGCTACAGTGTCAAACGTAACAGGAACAGCAGGAAACATTAACAGTTCTTACACTGCTACTTACTGGCCTTGGCTACAGATGCTATCTGCTACTGGAAAAACAGAGTGGGTACCAGCATCAGTTGTTATACCAGGAGTATATGCATTCACAGATGGAGCAGCAGCACCATGGTTCGCACCTGCAGGTTTAACTAGAGGTGGAATCGGAGATGTTATCCAAGCTGAGAGAAAATTAACACGTACACAACGTGATACACTTTACAGTGCTAATGTAAACCCAATCGCTACTTTCCCAGGAGCAGGTATTTCAGTATTTGGTCAGAAGACCTTACAGAAAAAGAAATCTGCACTTGATAGAGTAAATGTAAGACGATTATTAATCGACCTTAAAAAGTTCGTAGGGGATGCTTCAAGAGGTTTAGTATTCGAACAAAATACTAATACTACTAGAAACAACTTCTTAGCACAAGTCAATCCATATTTAGAGTCTGTAGTACAAAGACAAGGTCTTTATGCTTTTAGAGTCGTGATGGATGACACAAACAACACCGCAGATGTGATTGATAGAAATCAGTTGATAGGACAGATATTTATACAACCAGCTAAAACAGTTGAGTATATTGTTCTAGACTTTACAATCGAACCAACAGGAGCATCTTTCGGAGCATAATTTTTTAGTAGAATATTTATAATAAAGAAATAAAATGGCAGTATTAGATCCAAACGAAATAATGTTTAGAGCCTTCGAGCCTAAAGTTCAGAATAGATTTGTCATGTATATTGACAACATTCCAAGCTTTATGATCAAATCAGTAACGGCTCCTTCCTTTACTGATGAGGAAGTTAAACTAGATCATATTAACACATACAGAAAGATTCGTGGCAAGAGAAGCTGGGAAAATATGGATATGACTCTATATGATCCGATTACTCCGTCTGGAGCTCAAGCTGTGATGGACTGGGCACGATTATCCTATGAATCAGTAACAGGACGTGCTGGGTACTCTGACTTCTATAAGAAGGATTTAACATTAAATGTATTAGGACCTGTTGGTGATATCGTATCAGAATGGGTAATCAAAGGAGCTTTCATAGTAAATATGGCTCAAGGTTCATTTGATTGGGCTACTTCAGACGTAGCAGAACTTACAATGACGGTAGCAATGGACTACTGTGTATTGAACTATTAATACCTCCAAATACCACCGATACTTACCCGGCCTTGTTGCCGGGTTTGTTGTTTTATAAAAGTAAAGTTCGTATATTTATATATAAACTAGTTTTAATTTAATCATTTATGGAACAAGAAAAGAAATTCCCAAGTGAGGTTATAGATCTACCCTCAAAAGGACTTCTTTATTCAGCTGACTCACCTCTTAAATCCGGAACAATAGAGATGAAGTACATGACTGCAAAAGAAGAAGATATCCTTACTAATCAAAACTACATCGCAAACGGAGTAGTTATTGATAAACTTCTACAATCACTTATAGTAGATAAAAACATCAAATATGGTGAACTACTTATAGGAGATAAAAATGCACTACTTGTAGCTGCACGTATCTTAGGATATGGTAAAGATTACGATTTTAATTATCAAGGAGAAAAAGTAACCGTAGACCTATCAGAAGTAACTAATAAAACTTTTGATGAATCTAAGTTAACTGATGGTAAAAATGAGTTTGAATATACTTTACCCACTACTGGTGATAAAATCACTTTTAAACTTTTAACTCATTCTGATGAATATAAAATAGATCAAGAGTTAAAAGGATTAAAAAAGATGAATAAAGATGCTTCTCCTGAAGTTTCTACTAGATTAAAGTATATGTTAACCAGTGTTAACGGCAACGGAGAAACTAAAACTATTAGAGAGTTTGTTGATAACAGATTTTTAGCTAGAGATTCTAGAGCATTTCGAAAGCATGTTGCAGACATTCAACCTGATATAGACCTTAAGTTTTACCCAGAGGACGCAGAGGAGGGTGTCGCTATACCAATCGGAGTTAACTTTCTTTGGCCTGACGCCGACTTATAGAGTCAACATTTTTACACAAATACATGAAATAGTATTTCACGGTAAGGGAGGGTATGATTATGATACTATATATAACATGCCTATTTGGTTAAGAAACTTTACATTTCAAAAGATAAATGAGTTTTACGAAAAAGAAGCTGAAGCTAATAAAAAAGCTTCAAAAGGTACAACTCCATCTTCAATGCCGAAAGGACCTAATATAAAGAAACCTTCTTATAGTACAAAGGCTCGCAAATAGCGGGCCTTCCCTATTTATATAAAAGTATATTTAAGTGGC